GTTGCAGCAGCAGTAGCAGCCATATCCATGCTATCTTTAACTGCAATACCATATTTAGTAAACTCTAGTGCAAGTTTCTGAACCTCTTTAACCATTTTATCGGTTTCCATATTAGTGGTACCAAGGTCTCCGTATACACGCTTTAGTCTAATTCCTGCTTCTTCAATTTCTTTGTAGGCTTTCATTGCTGCCCCACCCATAATTGAAAGTGGAATAGTAAAACCAACCATCAACTGGCGACCAGCCCATTGGGTATTCTTACCAAAATTTAGAAGATTGGTTGAGCCTTGCTTTAGCAATTGATTTAAAAGTTGCTGTCTTTGTGCAGCAATTTGTGTTTTTGTTGCAAGGTTATCCATGTCTAGGGTGAGTGGTCTAACCTTAATTGCTTGCATTGCACCATTTGCGTCACGACCAAGTTTAATGTATTGACTTTGTAGGTCTTTTACTCTTTCACGAGCAACTTTGTTTATAGTATCAAATTCAGCCTGAAATAATTTTCCAAATGATTTAGTTGCACCGCCAGCATATCTAAAATACTCTCCCATTGAGAGTTTGTTCTTTTCAAGTGATGACGTAAATTGTTCTGCAGTTGTTTTGACCTTAGTCATGTTTGCAGCAAAGGCACCAGTAGAGTTAATCGAATTAATTAAGTTTTGTTGCATGTTTCTGGAGTCAGCAACACTGGCTGCCCCCATTTTAGACATCTGTGTATGGAAGGCTGAGATTTGATTCTGAAGTAATCTGATACTGTCCATTGCGGAAGCAGTATCAATATTAATTCTAATATTGGACTGTATATCGTCAGCCATCCATAAACACCTCTTTAATTATTTTTGTTACTAGAGCAAACCACCGAGGGCGGAATCTCCTAGTTTAATGCCAGATGCTTCTTCCACAATCTTGTAAACAGTTGGAAGGTCTAGAAGGTCTTCTAGTGCTTTCAAGTCTGTTGCGATTTCTGGCTTGTACTGCTTAAGTGCAATTTGTACACACTCCATCAACAAGTTCATTGACTTGTCATTGTCATCTGCAACCTTTGAAATCTCATCAAATTTCTTCATAAAATCACGAAGCAATGAAATTTTCAATGGTCTAATGGTAACTGTAGTTCCATCAATAAGAGTAATATTTTTCTCTTCATTAATAGTTGTTGTCATTTGTCCTCCTTATAAGGTCGTATATAAATTATAGCATAACTAAACTTATTCTTTTAGCACTTCATAGTCTAAACCATAGCCAATACCAAATCCTGCTTGCTGTGCTTTTATTCCTTGGAAAGAAGTAATATCATTAGGATTACCATTTCCTACGCCACTTGTCTTTGCGGCTACCCTGGCTTTCATGGCTTCCCAGGGGTCTTCTTCTTGTTTTCCAGATGCCTCATCCAAGTTAATACCTTTTAGAGATGCAGTAAACTTCTTATCTTGATAATCCATTTCTCTCTTTTGTTCTAAGATAGACATTAGTTCTGCTAGACATATTGAAGATTCTAACTCATCGTAGTTTTTCCAGATACCTAAAAGAAAGGCTTCTGATTCTAATTTATTTAAATCCAAATCTTCCCAGCCAGATTTAGAAGAACCTTCTATTTGCTCTGGTTGTTCTTGTGACTCTTCACTATCCATCTTAATACCACCAGCGTGTTCAACAATTTTATACATTGTCTTTAGGTCAAAGTTGTCTTCAAACTTTTCTATTGTATCTATCTCTGGATAAAACTGTTTCATAGATATTGTTGCACACTCGGTCAATGTCTCTATAATCTCGTCTTCATTTTTTGCTGTTTTAACCAAATCAAACTTATTCATAAACTCTCTCATATACTTAATTTTTAATGGAGAAAGTTCTATGCTTTTGCCATAGATTGTTTTAACATAGGCTATGTCATATATTTTTGTAGGCATACTCTATTATAGCAAAAGAAACTGCCCTAGGAATCCCCAGGGCAGTCTCATCAATATTAAATTATTATTAAGTTTTACGGAGTAAACGAACGGTCGATAATCTTACCATATGCACCCTGAGCATCAGGAAGCAGACGGAATTCTACATCGAACATTGTTGCTGTATCACGCTTTGCGGACAATGTTACGTTCTGTACAGAAACTGCACGGTATGCAACATAAATACGCTCTTCGTTTGGACTAGCCACTGGACCAAGGCTTGGACCAACTGCAATCAAGCCACGCTCGACTGGATAGTCTCCTAGGTCTCCAGACAAAATGTCTACATAACCACTTGCTGTGTTTGCTTCTGCTGTAACTGTTACTGTTGACGTACCTCCAGTAGTTCCTGTGTCTGAGTAACTTGCAATACCTGCACCCAATACTCCTCCTGGAGTTATTGTTGCTGACTTCTGTGCAATTGCTAGAAGAAGGTTTTCCAGAGTTGCCTCTGCAAGACTTGTTCTTAGAGTAACTGTCATTCCAGACTTGAACAAACGTGCTGTGTCTAGAAGTTGGTCAACCTGAATATCTCCAAATGTTGGAGTAAATGTTAGGTCAAGACCATTGCTTGTATATCCAACGTTTGTTACTTTTGCACTCCATCTATCTGATAGAGTTGTCTTGTAAGACTCATTTTTAACAGTTCCAGGTAGTTGTGGTGCTGCTGTTGAAGTCAAAGAGTCTCCAATTGTCTGACCAGTTCTTGTTACGAATAGTGCCGCTGCACCAACAATAATGTTAGTAGCGGTTCCTCTTGTATATGCCATATTTTTTTCACCATCTTTCATTTATAAATTGTGTGGCTTGTGTTTCCTCTGTATAAGTATAACATGCTTTTAAGAACTATTGTTCAAGCATATGATAGTCATAATATATAATTATTTTGTTGCCAGCATAAGTTCTTGCTGTTCCAAAATTAACAATATCTCTGGTTTCTTGCAATTGAAATACCTTGAAATTATGAAACTTAAAGTTAGGCTCTATAGTTTCACCTTCTACAAGAATTGAACCTTTTGCTCTACACCAGTCATTTAATTCTTCTGCTGTTTCGTCTTCTCGGTCCATAATTCTTAATGTTTGCTCTGTTATTTTTACCATATTCAATACCGAATTTTCTGCTGTAGCGTAAAAATAATACAGCAATTGCTCGCACTTTATGTGTGGAAAAGGGCTTCTACGCATTCTAATCATGCGGTCATAGGTTGCCATTACCCCACTTGTTGGGAACGATTCGGTTAGGTCGTTTAAAGTAGATGGTACAGATGGAAAAAATGGCATACTTTCAAAACCCAGCCCCTCTAGTTTTTCTTGAAGGTATGCGTTTACCCACAATACTGGGGTATTTAAAATTGATGTTTTAGACATTTAAGTCACCTGCCTTTGTAATCCAATTATATCCTACTTGAATACCTTTTGCTTTACCACCTGTTTTACCTGCTTTAAGATTATCCTTATATGTTTTTGGATTACTAAGATATTTTGTTATGCCTGTAGCATCTAGAACTGATTGCTTGAAATGTTGCTTAAAAAATATATCAAAAATGTTTTCAAAAGCACCCATAACATGAGAACCTCCTGGATGCTGAATTGTTACTGGATTTTTTGTAAAAACCTGTTCACCATCTACATTAAATGTAAGCACACTTGCATTTACTGGAGATATTGTTATTGACATGCCTCTTTCCATTATTTGTGCCTTGTTGTAAAATGGTGTTTTAGAGCCATTCTTTATACTTCTAGATTGTGAAAAAGTATTGTTAAAAGATATTCCACCATCATTTGTAACATATTCTATATTGAATAATCTTGCTTCTGGTGAACCAGTTTGATACCATTCATATATGTGATGATACATCTGCTCATCTACCCTGGCTTGCTGGTCTACAAATTCTTTAAATATTTCTACAGAATTCTTACCAATACTTTCTAGCATTGCTTTCTTGCCAGAATGAACGCCCTCCAGAAAACCTTCTGAGTATTTTGCTATATTCATTAAATCTTTAAAAAATACTTTGTCATCAAAATATGCTGATATCATAAGTCTACCGCCTGATTCTCTGACCTTCTAAGTAAAACATGATAGTACTCTACTTTTCCAAATGGTCCAACAATAGGGTTAAGCGATGCTATTTCAAAAATTGTGGAATTTCCTTTTCTTAAACCAGCAGATTCATTGTAAATAAAGTTGCCAGAAGTGTCTCTGATGTTTGCAATAATAACATTTGTAATAGAATAGGAATCATTTGAACTCTGAGTAAGGTCATTCCTAACCCTTCCAGTTATAATATTGTCTAATTCCAATTTGTTTTCTGAGTTAACATCTTCTTTTGTTTTTCTTCCTGCTGAATTAAAAAAACAAGAAATAGTCCTATCTAAAACCCAAGTCTTTTTAGAATTACCATAAGCACCTGTTTCTACTATTGGATAATAAATATCAGCAAGTAGTGGGTAGGTAAAGTCTGTAGTTTCGCATATCATTATAGTATTGCTGGCTTGAAGACATTGCCCTTATAGTTGTTAAGAATCTTATCAACAAGCATGTTGCCAGTTCCCTCCAAAAATTGTGGGGCAAACTTAATATCAAATTGGTCTGTCTTATACTGGGTTACAAATCTTTTATAGTAATCGTTTGAACCGCATTTTAATTCTTGTATAAGAATTGTTGCTGCTTTTTCTACGTCTGGTGGAATAGTTTTATATCCAGCATCCAGAATAAAAGTGTAATCAAATCCTTGTGGAAATGCAACATACCCACCCATTGCTCCAGCGTGTACCTCTAGGTCTCCAGAACCTAGTGGAAGCCTTAGTGGAGTTGACTCACTTCTATTGTATGTGCCATTTGCTTCTACCCTTGCAATTGCTGAATTATCTAGCAATGTATTGTAATGGTATTCCCATACTCTAAGAACTGTTCCAGCAGTTGTAATATTTCCTGTGGCTGAACTTGCAAAACTAAAAGATGTAGTTGTTGGAACTGCTGTAACAACAAATGTTCCACGATATTCTATTGGCTCAACAGTGGAAATAGTAACTACGTCTCCTATCTCGTATCCATGAGCAACAGCAGTTGTTAAAGTTACAGTTCCAGATGATACTGTTGGAACTTGTGTTGCAAGAGTAATTGAAACATCTTCTCCATTATAAATAAGAACATTATTTTCATACACTTTAAGCACCTTGTTTACATTGTGCCAGATTGGAAAATAATCTCCACCTTGTCCTTCTTTTACAATTACTAGTTTGTGATTATAAAAAGCATCTCCATTTGCAGAATGGTCTAGAATATAACCATCAATAATTGACCTTGCAATAATTTCCCATTTTTTATACTCAGCAATTTCATCTGCTGTAGTCCCTAAAGTATTTGGATTAACATATGGACGATAAATGCTTAAATTTTCTTCTACAACTATTTCTCCGTTTGAGTCTGTTACCCTGAATAAAAACTCACGGTCATACTGTACTTTTGAACGTGATAGTATGTATGATATTTGTTTGTTTGCGTCTGATGTAAGAGTAGATTTTTCATATGAGTGGTCCACCAAATCTTCTACATAAACAGAATATGCAGTGTTTGCTGTTGGCACGTCCCATTTAGTTGTAATTGGATAAGGTGGAACTCTCAATATTTCCATTTAGGCAAATGCCTCCGCTACTTCTTCTAGAGTTGCCAAACGAACACCACTTTGCGATAGCCAAAAATCAGAATATTTATTCAATACAATGTTATAGCCTACATTAAGTTTTCCAAATCCGTCAGCATACAAATTGCGTGTTGAAAAAACTGCAACTTTATTTATTGCTATAGTTTCTATATTTGCTTTTACTTCTTTAAAGGTTTCATCTTCTGTAGTTGTTGAACCCATAATGCCATCACTATTATATCCTAATGTTGGAGCACCTTTAGTTATTTCTGGGGTTGTTTCTTTATTTTTAGTCATATTAAATCCTCCTAGATTTATTTTAATTATACCAGATAAATATAGAAAGGGGATAGAGAAATTAATCCCTACCCCCTATCAAAGGGTAACGCTAGATAGAATTAATCTGTCTTTGCGTCAATAAATGCAACTGCATCTAGTTCTTCCCATGCAATTCCAAAGCGAACGAATACTGTATATTCTACAGTGTCCTTCTTTGGTACATAGAAACGGTTAACACTGATATCTCTCTGGAAACCCCAAATACGGTTCTGTGGGAATGTAAGGTCTACATAACCAGCAGGGTAGTAAGGAACTTCTAGAACAGGAATACCTAGTACACGAGTCTGACGAGCACCACCAAATGTTTGGGCAGCACCGTCAAAGTATGAACCACGAGAACCTTCGGTTGAACCGATTTGGTTTAGGCTAGTAGCATTGTTCTTAACGATGTTAGCAAAGGTATCTGTACCAGCATAGAACTTTAGACCATTTGTGATTGCACGGTATCTACGAGGCATAGCCAAGATAAGTTGCTGCAATCTTTCGGTTGTGAATTCAGTAAACAGTGTATTGCTACCGCTAGGTAGAGACGCATTTAGAACTTCGTGAGCACCACCAAGATTAACTCCTGGACCACCACTAGCACCAGTTTCAGCCAACTTAATGAAACCAGTCATAATGTTCTCAAAAGCAGTACCACCTGAACCAAGACCATTAATGGCTAGGTCTTCGATATCGTTACCGAAAGCGTTAGTCATCAATCGAACCAAGTGGTCCTCTAGAGCAGCACCTTCAATATTGTCTTCTAGAGACTCTGAAGAGACTTCCCAGTCAAGACGAATCTTCTTAGTAGTCAATTCAACCTTTGAAAATGTTGCACCAGTGTTCTTATACTCTGAAATACCCTGGCTTGCAGCACGAATAACACGGTCTCCCACGTTAATCTTCTCCAATTCCATTGTGTTTGCTCTCATAGTAACTCTGCGTCCATCGTTTGCAAGTGTTGTTGCATCCCAAACATAGTCGATAAATCGTCTAGCCTGTTCTGGACGTAGAATACCAGAACCTGGATAGGTCTGGTTAGCAGGAGCAACTCCTGATGGATTTACACCATTTTGTCCTGTTGTTACACCAAAGGTACCCTCTGGGCTTACACCCATGAAACGACCAGTGCCATTTGTAAATGCACCTACACCACTTGTTGGAGCAGTATTTGTTGTACCAAAACCACCATCTGAGTTCGGGTAAACCGCACTTGCTGTAGGTGGCATATTTTTAATAATTTCTTCTGACATTTTATTTTTCACCTCCTAGTGAATTTATTTTAGTAAATCGGATGTTGTGAGGAAACTTCCGCCCCAGACTGATTTTTCCACCAGTACTGGTTCCTGAATAACCTCACCGAGGTCACCAGACTTGCGGAAAGCGGTGTCTGCTTCAACAGCATCAATACGCTTTCCAAGATTTGTAAAGTCTGACTCTGCATCTGCAACCGCTGAGGTTACATATCCTAGTGACTTTTTTAGTTCAGCAACTTCAGTCAATAGAGATGCATTTGCATCTGCTAGTGACTTAATAATTGCTGTGATATCGCTAAAGGCTGTTGTAACTGTTGAGCCTAGTTCATTAACTGCCTTAGCAATTACTTCCTCTGAACCTGGAACAACGTCTTCTACAACTTCTTCTACATGTGTTGGGTCAACTACTGGAGTCTCTTCAACAACTTCTTCTGTAGCAGGAGCGTCAACTACAACTTCTGCCTCTGGAGCGACATCTACTGATTCAACGTTTACGTTTTCATCGGTCATGTTATCATTCTCCTTTTTAATAGTCTTAGAAGTATTAATGCCTTTAGCATTATCTACTAAGAACTTTACTATGTCAAGTTTGTCAGTATCTAATTTCTCGACAAAACCTATATTTTGCATTTGTACTCCAGTAACTGGACTTAATGCTGATTCCTCTTCTGAGATTGTTACTAATCCAGATTCTTTATCCCAGAATACATTTTCTAAAACTGTTTCTGTACCCTCGCCTGTAATGGTGTCAACACCGTCTACCTTTTCAACAGATAGTATATTGGCAAACTGATTTGCTGGACTATCAACCAATGATAATTCAACCAAATCATAATCTTTGATAATTCTGATAGCAGAATCACTTTTTTCATCATAACCGTCATCCCACTTCTTCATTTTGCCACCGATTGAAAAACCAGTATATGTTCCATCAATAACTTTTTCCCATGCATCTTGAGCACCCTTAGATACATAAGCAGACACATAGATACCCTGATAGAACTTTTTTGTCTCTGGGTCAAAATACTTGTCTTCCTTAAATGCTACCATTTTGCCAATTGCTTTTGGCTGATGCATTTCACGAATGTTACCACGGAACTTTGAGAAGGCTGATAGAGATGCTTCTGGGGTAACGATGTCATTCTGCTTGTCAATGTTATCAAGCGTAGCAAATCCAGATACGATTCTACGTTCTACGTCTACCTTTGTGAGAGGCATAGAGATACGGACATTATTTCCGTCAATGTCAAAGTGTGCTTTTTGAATGCTCATAGTATTAATTATAGCCCCTTTTTGTGAAAGTGTTATACAAATGTTATTATACCACTTTTTAAGAGGAACGTCTCCCCTCGCCTTGAGCATTTCTTCCAGTAGTTGTTGCTGTGCTGTCAGCCTGAGCCTGTTGACGTTGAGCATCACGCTCTCTGTTACCTGCATTATTGGCATTTGAATCTGCTGCTTGGCGAGCAGTGAGTTGAACCATAGAATCACTTTCTTCACGTTCTGGCAGATTAAGAAGTTCACGAGCCTCGTTAGGAACCATAATCTGGTTCTTGACATAGTTAGTAAGAATCTGTGACTGAGCCAATTCATCGGTAAGTGTAAGTTCGTTAAACTTGAATTCTAAGACATCTGTCTTTTCACGAATAACCTTATTTAAAATCTTTTCAAGATTACGCTGTGCTGGTCTAGCAACCTGTTCTTTAAATGTTCTGTCTTGTGCTAAAGAGTCTGCAATTGATGATGAACTGCTACCACCTAATTTTGACAAAGGAACTTGATGTGCAACCAATATGTCGTCACGATTTTGTTCACGGTATTTAGTAAATGAGCCTTCTTGAACTCCAGCCTCAATAGGTTCCATCTTGAACTCAACCTTGTTGCTATCTGAGTCTCCTGGCAATGGAATGTAAAGAGTTCTGTGTGACTGACCCTTTAGACCAGTTTGCAAGAAACGGAACAATTTGTCTTCTGCTTCCTGTGTAAGTTGTGCACCCTTTAGTGTTACTATGTAACGAGGAACAGCCTTGTTATTGAAGTAGTCAATATTGTATTGTGTGGCAAGCATGTCACCTAGTAGTGCTGGCATAGCAGCAATAACATCTGGCACACCATAGAAAGTATTTAATGGAGAATATTCTTTAATGTGAATAATCTCGTTTGGTCTTGGGTCTTCTGTAATGTAGTTTACATTTTTTGCACCGAAGTTACGGAAATAGACAACCTTATTTGCAATAATCTGAACGTATCCGTCACGCAATCTGCGAACACGCATTGTTGAAGCAGGAATGTGACCAAGATAACCAATGTCTCCACTAGTTGTTCTTCCAACTTCAATGTAGCCATTACCCATTGCGTGTACGTCAGTGAATACCTTTTCTAGAACTGAAGAAAAAGATTCGTCCTGATTTAATCCTTCTACCCAGTCTCTAAGTTGAACCTTAAGTCTTTCAATTCTATTTCTAGCACGAGCCATTTGGTCTGCTGAGGCAGCCTCTAGTTTAAGATTTGTTTTGTCAGATACAATAAAATCGTAGCCAAGACCAACTGTATTCTCTACTTTAGCATCAATAGCAGCGTGGTTAGAAAATGATGTGTCATAGTAGTTTGCAAGTTCGTAAAGATTATATGGTGGGGTAATTACATCAAATAGTGCGTAAGCATTTCTAAAAACTACCCCAGGATTAATAGCATTAGAACGAGCACCATTTACACCCATCTGAATTGCTCCAGCAGACTCTAGATATGCGTCATCTCCGAGAGCCTTAGACATCCTAGAACTTCTGCGTTTAAAATTAGTTTGCATACCAGCAAGACCTTTTAGTTCATCCCATGATTTTGTAAATGGGTCCATAGAAGCAAATTCATTTACTATTTCTTGTGCTTCATCTAGACGAGCAGGAGTATTGGCATACTCATAATAACTCATTAATCATCACTTCCATATAGATTGAAAGTTTTCTTTGCATCAATTATGGCACCAAGGTCTGTTTCAGAAGGGATGTGTCCTTTAGCCATTCTGTCAATTTGCTCGCTATATTCTTCATCAGATATTTTACGGACATTGGCAAAAAATATTGCCTGACCATCTGGATGTCCTAGCCAAGATGCTTCGTTACGCAAAAGTGCAATTCTTGACTCGTCACCCTTCATTGAATCGATTGACAGTGCATTGCCATCATCATCTGTAAAAACTTTACCAGAACGTAACTGCCAAACGTAAATTCCATAGTTTGAGAAAGGTTCTTCTACGACAGAAACCTTTGTTTTACCAATTTGGTTGGGCATGACTTGACCAATATCTTTATTAACATCTATATTCATAACCACTAGTATACCACATTACTTGATATCTAGTATAAAAGTATCTGTCTTAACATCAACATATGCTAAATACTGATATTGATTCAACTGCATTACTGGACTATCATCTTGAATATCTATAACAACCTTGTTTCTTCCTACAAATTGGTCATAGATTGTGTCTGGGCTACTGCCATATAGAGAGTAGTAATTTGGAATTGATGAGTATTGCCAAGTGCCAGCAACTGTTCCAGCGGTAGTGATTGGACTAGTTACAGCGTTAGCATTTTCATATGTAAAGGATGTATCACTATCTCGTTTAGATATTTTTAAAGTAGCACCTCCAAAACCTTCACCATAACTACTTGGCTGAATGTTGTAGAATGTTAACGCTTCTCCAACCACAAGGTTGTGATTTCCAGTTGTGTTCAAGGTAATTGAGTTTGCAACTCTTGTTGGAGTTTGTGTTGGTACTGGAATTCTCCAATTATTGTTGTCTATCTGAGACCAAAGCATAGGAGATGATTTTTGAGCAACCTCTGTGGCATCGGCATAGTGACAAGATATATCATTTAAAAGAAGATTATAACTTGTGAATATCCTACCCTGACTATTTGAAATATCTAGTGGCTCTACAAAACTAATACCTAGAATATTCCATTCATTTATATTAATTACTGGACTTCCAACTTTTCTACCATTTAGGTAGTATACTATTGGGATTAAAGAGTCTGTCTTAATTTCTGCTTTTAGGGTATTTCCAACTACTGCAACAAGTTGAAACTCTATTTGTCCATAACCAGTCTGTATTGAAAAAATTCTTTTTGGTGATGTTGGAAATAATTCAAAATCTGCTAATACTGACATTTGCAAAGATGTTATTTTTTTATCTGGGGCAAAGTCTCCAACATTTGCATAAATTCCTCTATGATATGCTGTTGGCAAAGTTCCTATAATTCTAAATCCAGAATGCCTTGTTAAATAAAGATGAGGATTTGCTTGCTTGTATATTAAATATGGATTTTGAGAATTATAATCGTATGGATATGTTGGTGCGGTGTTCGATATATCTGGATTATAAGTATATGGATAAACATCCATAGCATATTTTGTACCCAACTTATTTGTCATATTTTTGTTAAATGACTGTGCACCTAACTGTATAAATCTTGTCCTTATTGGTTTTGTGAGAGATGCTTCTGTTGTTATGTCCAAATGCAAAACAATTGCAAGAGTGGATATATCAACATTTGTTGGTGGATAAATTATCATTCCATTTACAAATTCATACTTTGTTGTTGCACTAAATGTTGACGCATTAATTACCCTGTTTGCACTTGCAGCGACAGTTGTTCCAAAATTAGTTAGGTCTTTGTTTGCTCCAGATGCTAGTGTTTGAAATGTGACGTACCCTCGAAGTGGAAGTCCAGACGTAACAAAGTTTCCAGAAGAATAGTTTCTTGGTTCTTCATAATCTAAATTGATTTGAATAAAGTCCAGTGATGTTGCCTCGTTACCAAGTTCATTTACAACTGTTTTGGCTAACTTGCTAAGTGGAACATAATCTTGCCAATATCCAGTTGTTCCAGCATCTAATATTATTTTTCCAAAAGAATTTAGACCGTAAACACTGTAAGATGCTGTCTTTGCAAGCAATGATGCAAAAGATGAAGAATTTGTTAATATTCCATCTGAAGCAAATAGTGAGGATATGTCTGCAGAATTTCTTAAAGAACAAAGTCCAACTTTATAAATATTACCACTAAATGTATTTGTCAAAGCATTTTGACCAGCAATAAAAAATTGTAAATTTGTTTTATTAGAAAAGAAACTGGAAAGTTCTGTATTCGACTGAATTAGTTTTTGTACATCAAAGCCCACTGCAAATGTTACATTTTGTGTTATTGATTTTGTAGTAATTTGAGTTTCAGAGCCATTTGCGTACTTGTATTTATAGTATATTGTGGTATTGATTATGGATACCTGAAAATAATCATTGTTCAGCATATTGGTAATCTTTAATAGTATTTGTTCTGTTCCAGAACTTTCCAAAGATTTAAACACCCCATAAATACAACTCGACAGATAGTCATTTTCTCCAGACAGATTTGCTGATAGATATCCTTGGTTTGTTGTCCAAGACCTTCCAGAGGCAGCAACTACAGTAGATGGTTTTAGATTAATGAAAGTATTTCCTTCTCCAGATGCAACATATGTTTCATATATGTCTAAGAATAGTTTTTCCGAGTCATATAGTGATGTTACTGTTCCTGGTTTTTGAAATTCTTTTGCTGACAAAGCATCATTTTGCAAAATATCTAAGTTTTCTAATACTGTTGCTTGCTCCCACTTAGCCTGAAAACTTGGGTAGTTGTAATTGTTTACATAATTAGCCAATGCAAAGTCTGGAGATATTGTTTGACCAGAGGACGAGTTTGATATTGTTGGAATACTTACAGCCTGTGCATAAACAAAATTTAATTTTGCCATGGTATCTGAAGATTCGTATGGGTAAATAGCCAAAGAGCCAATCTCTATTAGCGGAATGTCTGTGTATGCATAGACTCCAAACCAGTCTTGACTTTTGCTAGAACCATCTAGTCTTGCTGGAAGTGTCAACGCAGAATTATCTATTCGCAAAGATATAATTTCTTCTCCGTCTATAGACAATTTTGCAAAACCATTGCCAATCTTTAATTGCATTATCATTGGTCTGTACATTTCTGATAAAGGAAATGAGTCTATATTATTGCCAACTTTTAAACTTATAATATCTTTTGTAACATATACTCCATCCGTAGATGCCAGTGGTCCTATTATTTTTTTAGGAACAGAGTTATTTGCAGTTATCCTAATAAGTGTTTGTAAAGTTAGTGTTTTATATCTTCCTGTTTCATTTAGCATTCCAAATGCTGGAAATATAAAAGATGGCTGACCTGAAGTTGTATATGGATAAATTCTAGTTGAAGTATTTGAGCCATAACACATTGATACCCCAGAATTTTTTGCATAAACAGTATTTGAATCGCAAATATAATACGCACTATACTCCTGTGTTCCATAAGATTTTGTCTCTATAGCATTTGTTAATGTTGTAGATATATTTGTTGGAATAGTTATAGATGTTTGACCTAAAGACTCACCGTTAAATGGCTGCGAGTCTTTTCCAACTGTCAATCCATTAATAAAAAATTGTGGACTTGCTTGAGAATAAGAAAAACTTAGTAATACGTTTTGAGAAGACACATTGTCATCAAATGTGAACGATATTGGAATCCAGGAATTTGTTGGATAATCTGCTGGATTAATAAATTTACCATTGGTTTTTCCACCTGTAACTGTTCCACCAGAACCTGCTCCCTCATTTGAAACTGATTTGTAAAGTCTAAATTTTGTAGATGTTCTACCAGTTGCTGAAACTATTCCAGGACCATCATATAGTTCTGAAGTTACACCAGAAACTTCAACATATTCTCCAACAGCAAATCCATGAGGACTAGAGGTTGTAAATTCTAAATAAGCAGCATTCCATGTAACACTATTAATGCTAACAACATTTCCACTTCCATATCCAGCAGAAACAAAGCAAAGATACTGTGTTTTTAAATAAAATGATATTGTAAAAGTGTTGCTAGAAAAAGTTGACGTAGAAGATAGATATGTCTTTCCCTCTACACCATATGTTGGTGTTGCTGTTCCATTTATTGTTGTTGTATAACTTAATGGAAAAGGTGCCAAAGAGTCATAGGAACTTGTTGCTGTTCCAGCGGTTTTAGTCCATGTAGATAAATCTCTGTCTGCTTCACTAATTTTTGTTAAATAAGATGATTCATCATCTAAAGACCACATGCCTAATGGGTGCTGTGCTAGTATTTTTTCTGCATAAAAATTGGATGGAGTAGACATATCTACTATTCTACCACATAAGAAAATACCCTGCCAAGTTAATGACAGGGTATGTTACTTATTTAATTCTTGTCTGGAATTTTGATTTCACAGTAGTCTGTGGTACAGTAACTTTCGCCAGCAGCCTCAAGATTTTCTACTCCGTCATAGATAGCAGAAAAATCAATCTTTGCTAATCTACCAATATAGTAATCATATTCATCTTCTGTAATTTCAGAATATGGCTGTTGTGGATAAACTGTGTTTCCCATTGGTAAGAATGAAACTGCCTTTAGTTGCCCTTCATACATGTTTAGAACAGATGCAATGTGTTGCTTTTCAGTTGCTGTATCGAATGATAGCGTTACAGAAACACCATTGTCTGACCAGTACTTCTGAGCGGTAGCAGCAAGTGCTGTCTTCTCAAATAGAGTTACATCCTTCTCTGCTCTTTTTTGTCCTGATGCAATTGGGAAGTATACTACTGAAGTATTTGCTGATACTAGGTCTGCTTCAATCTTATACCCTGCCGCTTTGAACAAGTGTAGCATTGGGTCTGCATTTCCAAAACGGATTGCTCTTAGATAGAACTTTCCACCTGGACCCCAGTGAACACCAGGTGTTGCACCTGAAAGAATTGATACAGAACCAGATGGCTTAACTGTCGTTACACGAATTGATTCACGAACACACATCCACTCTGAATATTTATTGTCATAATAACGAATCTTCTTATATCCCTCATCCATCCATTCACGAGTAGTAGGTAAACCATGCTCATCAGCAAATGAAGCGATGCCTGTTAGAGATGTACCAATTCTACGGTTTCTCTGCATGATACCATTGGTCTGTTGCCAGTGAGTAGGAAGAAGTGTAACAGTTTTTCCATACAAGTAAGCAAACTTAAGTGTACGCAGGAAGTCTTCCTTGGAGTCGTGACGGTTTAGGTGTACTTCCACAAGGGTACATAGTTCGTATGATTCTAGCGGTTGTTCTGCACATGGATTGAAGCCCATTACACGATAGTCCTTGCCATCTGCTGGGTCTGCCAATCTACCAAAGTTACGAGCAACGTCAAGCCAAATAAATCCTGGTTCACCGTTATCAACAATGCGGTCTACATATTTTTCATAATCCATTCCAACAGATGCTTCGATAGAGTTATTTGACATCCAAGCCCAACCTGGATTCTCTGGGTCGTATGAGTTACGCTCAGGGAATGCTTCTGGATTCTTTAGATTTAGGAAATCTTCATCTCCGTCTACCCCAAGTGCAAGGGTAGCAGAACGTCTGACGTTACCCGAAACAACACAAGTACCAATAAGGTTAATCAAGTCAACGATAGCACGAGCATCTAGTGTATCTCCTACACGCTGTCCTAGCACATGGCTAATTCTTTCATGTAGTTTGATTAGTGGTGCTGGTCCTGATGCTACCCCACCAAATCCCTTGATAGGTGCACCTTCTGGACGAATCTCGGAATAGTCAAACTTTTGTACGTTTTGACCTGCACGAAGATATGAGTTAATTAACAATCTTGTTGCCTCTACCCAACCTTCACGAGTGTCTGGAATTACATAAGTAACCTCTGACTCTGCTGGTGCATAAATAGTAAAGTTCTTGTCTTTACCAAGGGTATCAAAGCCAACTCCAATACCAAGCATAAGAGCATCCATAACCCAAGCGAACAACTGACCTGGGTCATTCTTATCTAGGTCTCTGGTAGATACCATAGCACAGTTCTGCAATGCTGCAGAATTACGCTTCTCCATTGTAAGTGGTGTGCCAAAAGTCCACATACCACGACCTGGAGGTGTCCACTTTAGCGTGAACATTCGGTCAAAGGCTTCTTGTGCTGACTTCTGTGCCTTATAATCATTCCATGGGAGTCTGTTCTCCTTTGCATGGTTTTTCTGGACAGAATACATACCTTCGATAACTCTGCGTACAACTTCGTACCAGCGTTCTTTGGTTCCGTCTTCTTTGACTCGTGAATAAGTGCGAACAAAGGTAATTTCACCTAGTGCGTTGCCACCTGCATCCACGAATCCAAAGGGTGATTCAAGGGTTTTGTACTTTTCGACAAAATCGCTTGGGAGGGTAAATGAGAAAAAATCTGACATAGTGTTTCCACCTTTCTAAAACTGTAATAGATAAAGTATACCACAGTTTTAAGAAAAGTCAAACAGTGGCTTAAAACTACGGTAAGGCTGTTGCACCTAATACTAGTGAAACATCATCAATCTCAAAACTATTGCCATTACTACCATAAATGTAAAATGAAAAGTTTGAGTTACCTACGCATAGTTGGTTTTCAAATTTAATATATTGCCAAGATGTTGATTGTGGATAAGATGCAGAATTAAAAAAAGTAGTAGAAGTCCCTAAAGTCATTGAAATACCAAAAGGTTGTGCTCCAACAGAGTTTCTAATCCAAAGCGATAAAGAGTATCTACTGCCAACAGTTAGTGCACCTGCCTGAGTGTATTCTGCAATTGCTCCATTGTCCTCGCTAAAACCAGTGCCGTAGGATGCTGGGGCTGACCTGTACACGGCTGTTTCTCTAACTTGTGTTCCTAAATCAGTCCAGCCATTAGTGTTTACAGTAAACGAGCCGTTAGTAATAATGTTTGTAGGTGCAGGTTCAGACCCTGCCTTAACACTGGCAATCAGCCCTGCAATAACTCCACTCATTAGGTTAAACCATTTCCAGATATTAGCCAGGTTGTCGCTGTTGTCTTAACTGCTGTGGCTATGCCGTGAGCCGCAAGAGTTCTTGAACCTGTTGTACCTGCCCCAGCCAAATACATTGTGTCTGTTGTGATAGCAATAGTCATAGTAGCCCCAGCACCTGCAATAAAAGTCAGCGTTGTACCGATTGGAAGGGCAAGGTTTGCATTTGAATTAATTGTTACCGTGCGATTAGCAGAAGCATAAATATGTTTACCAGCATCGGCTGCAACAACTGTATAGGAACCTGTGGTTGTGGCATTTTGTGGAAGACCCATATAACCCAAACCAACACTTCCTGTAGCAACGGTAGCATCAGTAGCCCTAACGCCAGAACCAATCGCAATAGTGCTAGTGCCTGTCTGGTCTAAGTTATCGAATAAAGTTTCTTCAACACCTGATGCACCTGCACGAACAACAAGTTTCAAAGTACCAGCAGTAGTGCCATCGCGCAGATATATCTTTGCCTGATTAGTAGCCAGTGTTGCTCCGATTGCAGTTTGTTTTGTCAAACGTAAAAAGCC